TGTCTCGCATTGCAAAAACTGTGCTGGTATAGGTATATACGCTTGTGTCAGATGGGGCATAGATGGTGGTTTCAAAGTTAAGCGCGCTGCCTATATTAGCAAGAGGGCCTCGGTTTCCAACTATTTGCATCTCCGAATCCGTTGCATCAAACTCTATTGTTGACGCAGAGGCGTCAGTATATAGATCGGTCCACGCATAATCAGTTGCACCAGACTGATAGGTAGGTGTCGCCCCCGTACCGACTCGTGTGAATAACAGGGTACCAGAATCGGTTGACTGAACAGCACTACCAAAAAGCTTATATACGTCATAGGTAGACGTAAGCAGATTATCAAAATTAATTGTTGCGCTAGCGGATGCGACCTGTGTGTTAAGTAAGACCATGGAACCAGAGCCAGCACTGGCCGCAATAGTCGTGTCCGTAATAGTAAGACCAGTGCCCGCAGTAAGCCATGTAACAGTACTAGCAGAATCGTCCCAGAACATAATACGATCAGCACCTGGGTCTGATAAGTCAGAGATGTTCTCCAATAGCACATCCTGTGCTTGGACATCTGTTCCGATCACAAGACCTAAGTTAGTTCTCGCACCGGCTGCCGTAGATGAGCCCGTCCCACCGTCCGCCACGGCAACATCTGTTCCCCCTGGACCATAATAATCAGTACCTTCTGCCGCAATAGAAAGCACGCCTGTAGTTGTAGTATTCTTCACAATGCCAGTCGCCAAACTAGCAAGCACTTGTTCATTAGTGAGCAGCGCACTGGCTGTCTGAACAATATAAGTTGCCCCAACAGGTGCGCCAGTAGTTGCGTTTAAAATAGCATTCCAACTCGCATCTTCGTAGATTTCATTATTTGCTGTTGTAGAGTTATAACGAATCATGCCATTGGCTGGTGCCCCAGGGCGCTCTCCAGTGTTCCCAGAAGGAATCTGGAATGCTGATGTATCATTAATGCCTATTACATTGCCCGCAGACAAAGGTGCAAAATTATAACCCGATACCGTGATAGTCGTGTCTTCGATGGATGTGCCAGTCGCATCAGACCAGATAGCAATAGAGGATGTTGCGGTAACCGCTGGCGTAGAAACAACCTGATTGATAAGTGAAAAAGCTTCAATCCCAGTGGCTGTGCCACGCCAAATATAGCCAGTATCTAGAACAGGCAGAAGAACCTGATCGGCACCAACCACAGCACTGAAGTTATACCTGGGTGTTCTTGTGTCCCAATTGGTTTGGTTTTGCTTGACCATAATAGTTAGGTCATTAAGCTGAGCATTCAGAGTGATTGAAGTGGGGTTTATATCTGGGAATATTGAGGTTCTGTCAATTGCCTGAGAACCAACAATAGTAACAATGTCGCCAGAAGAGCGAGGCGTGTCTAAAGTCACAGTCCCCCCTGTAGCTGTGCCAGCACCGGCCACCGTATAAACAGAAGACGCCAGTAAGTCATCAGCATCGTCTGGATCTGAAGCAGCAGTCCTTGCATACACTGACAAGTCACCGTCACTGATAAAGGGAAATGACACAATAAACACGGCCTGACTAGCAGTCGCAGTATATTGGTCTAGTGTTGGTTCGTCGTCAATTGCAATAGACATTATGCCATCCCTAGCTAGTTAGCCACATTTTCTATACCGGTTTGTAAAAGTTTATTCATACCGATTACGTTATTATAAGGTAACATTTTAGCAAATCTCTTTAAATCTTGCTCTGTTAAATCGTCCCCCAAAACAATTTCACCCGCGCGCACCGCACTTTTGGCCGTTGTGTCTAATAAGTCAGCACTGGGGCCAACTAAAAGTTTTAGCAGAGGATTTCTATCATAGTACGTACTACCAGGAAGCAAACCATATTGCTGCATAGGGCCAACACCCAGGGTTAGCAAGCCTAATAACGTTGAGTTATCCAAAGCCGCCACAAACATTTCATCCCAGTCTTCTGGTGCCTCTTGACCACGCAATCCGGCCTTAATCTCGGTTACAGCCATGCCCATAGTCATCATAGCAATTACGCCACCCAATACCTCTCTGTCATGCTTCTGCATCGCTGGCAAAATGAGCTTCGTTGAAGCAGCCATAAAGAACTTCTTAAACTGGAATAACATGCTGGCCAGTGGGTGATGGGATAAGAGCGGGACGTCCCCTTTGCTTACTCTAATAATAGAAGCATTCAGCTGCCCACTGACTGCCAATTTAAAGTCATTTAAGGCAGTCGCCACCTCGGGCACTTCTATATCCCAATCAGTATGATTGAGGTAAAAACCCCCATCACTTTTACCGCCGTGTTTTTTCCACTGTTCATTTATAATCTTGGCTTTGTCTTTAGAAAGTCCGGCTGCCACCATCTCGCTTATCTCTTTTGGCTTGGCTTTTCCAGTAGAAAATCGATGTGCCTTCTTAGCCAACCCTGAGATTATGACATTACCCGCTACTGTTTCTAAAAAATCAGTAATGCCATTATTAAGATTGACGTTACTAAATCCAGTTTGAACCCAATTGACAGAACGCCGAACTAGTCCAGGATTCATATTCAGCCCATTACCATCTACGTAATTCTTAGCCAATGTCCCAAGTGCGTGGTTTAGTCCATAATTCATGTCTTCCAGTAGTGACTTATTGTGTTTCCATGAGGCAGACTGTTTAACCCAGGAAGAATAGCCCGTACGTAATGTATTAGAGAGGCCATATTTTAAAGCCACGTGCATTGCATCAGTTGGGGTGTAAGCCGCAATGCCCCCCATCTTCGTGATATACTGGTACTGCTGCACTGTCTGGGCAAATGACGCCATTTTACCCTCGTAGACATTCATTCCTAACCCATAAACACCTTTCAGTATATCGAAACTTGCCTTAATATCAGCCTCTGCCTTCTTGAACTTCTCATGCTGTTTCTCAGCAGTTTTTCCCGTCAGCGACCCTGCAAGGTTAGAATGCCGATCAGCCATTTTTGACAGCAGTTCTTTTTGTACTTCTTCTATGGAGCTTAAATGTAAATCATGCGCCATTTCAGTAAGGCGCCTGGCGGGGATTGCTGCACGTGAGAATGACTGTATTAATTTCTGTATGTCTCTAATCATAAAGGGAGCAAGCTCACTGTCAGGAATCATTACAGTTCTTGCTTTTCCTATGCGTGTCTTTTGGCTATTATTAGATATCATCGCCAAGTTTAAAACGGCCTCATCACTTAAGGTAAGGTAGGAGTCAACTGTAGAGGATGCTTGCTCCCGTAAATAGTCCTCTTCTCCCCGATAATGCAAAAGCCCTTTGTCGTTCTTAAGGTGGGCTGGCACCATGTCTTTGTGAACTTTCTTTAATGCTTCCAGCTCTGTTTTTTTCTTGCCCAAGGAAGGAGTTTCTTTACCCTTTTTAGAAAGAGTCTTTACCTTGTTTTCTAGTGAGGCTATCTGTTTCTCTAGGGGTCTCACCTGCGCTTCAAGAGAAGCTATTTGCTGGTCTTGTATTTTATAATTTTTGTAGATAACATTCTCGAAATCAATGCGATTAGCCAAGATGCCTTTTGCATCTGGTATACGTGGCAAATAGCGGCCAAAAAAGCCTTCGTTCAGCTTGTTGATAACGCCTAGTTCTACCAAGGAATCCCCATAAGGTTTGAAGAAATCGTGGTAAGCCATCTTTGCCGCTTCTGATACTTCTATGTTCTCATGATAAAAATCAGGGTCTTGATAGGCTTCTGAAACAGCACGGTTAAAATCCTTGATATTATAAGTACCTTCTTTGCGGCCTACACTCGCCCCCTCTATGCTGCTTCTACCTCTTGCAAAATAAGCATTGCCAAGGCCAGCTTGATTCTTAAACTTTGCATCTATGCCAAGCAATAACCGTTGCACCCCTTTAAAGTCATTGTCCATTATTCTTTCTACTGGATGCGTGGACACCTGAAAATCAGACTCAGCCCCATTCTTCTCTAGGCGCAAGGCATTATCAAACAAATTGGCACCCACCCATTGTGCCTCAGGGTAATCAACCTGGTTAAGCAGCCTAATCATAGGCGAACTATTCATGGTAGCTACAGAAGCCACAGCAGGGGGCAGTTGCGCTAGAGAGTTCCCCTCAGTCTGCATAAAGCTGCTGCGCATAGCCCCTACGCTGTCACCCATCTGGGCTATTGTTTTAGGGCCATCGTCCGCACCGCTCATGATGCCTTGTATTTCTTTTTTCATAGAGCGCCCAGCTACAGTGTTGGCGAAAGCACCTCCAACGCCACCAAGCGATAAAGACAGTATCATGTTAGCACCAATATTATAGCCAGACTCTTCCGCAGTACGAGTGGGATCTAAATCAAACTGGTGCATGATGGTTTCATTTGCAGCAGAGTAAAATGCAGCTTGTGCGCCCGCTGTAGCTGCGGATTGTGCTATTTTAGAGCCGAGGAAAACACTTTTCCCGAACTTAAGAGCAGGCAAAAATACAGCTGTTAGGTCTCCTGTCAGCGGCGCGGCCACTAGACCATATCCTATGCCGCCGAACAGTCCTTGTTCACCTAGCCGGCTCTTGGCGTCTACTTGGTCCCGCAATTGCATAGTAACGGCTTGGGCTTCTTCAGGATTAGTAGTCAGCATATAGTCGGCTGCATATTCAATCAGGTCAGGAGAAATCCCAGAACGCCAATCATAGTTTTGATCGGGCAGTGGCACGTTAGAAGGCGTTACATCATCAAAATCAGAGTCTATTAGAAAGTCATTGAGGATACGAATGGGCGCACGTGTAGCCGCTTCCCAAGCGTGGGCTGTCCATATTTCATTTCTCTGCGCCTCTACATTCTCAACGAAGGAGGCTTTTTCTTTTCTTTCTGGCACATCACGCACACCAAAATTAAGACGCGTGGATTCCCTGTCTTGTTCTTTGACGCGTTCATAATTATCTTGTAAAGAGAACTCACTGCTCATTTAACCCTTCCAGCTGCTCAAGGGTAGTAATGCGCTCATCAGTCATTCTTAACAGCTCATCCTCTGACATCTTGGGAAACTTCTTGCGAAGGCTTTTCATAACATTAAGCGTAGGCGTATCCCCTAGCACCTTTTCTTTTCTAGCTGTTATTTTCTCTTGAAGCAGAGACTTGAGTCCCTCAGGTGCAAATTTATCAGGGCTTTTTAATGTAAATGAAGCTTGGCCGTCACCAGAGGGGCTGAGTAGAAAATTCAGCCTGCCCGCATCATCTTTATAGTACATGAAATATTTGACCCCACCATCTCCATCAGTCCTACTAGACACCGTAGTCTGAAGGTAAACCTTTCTGTCTTTGCCGTTAATAACCATGGTTGGATTATTGTCATCAAAGATTAGACCTTTTACTGGGAGATAGCTTTTTTCATACAAGCCCCTTTGATTGATAGTGTTAGGCAATTCTTTCCCTGGGGGGAATCTAATCTCATCATAAGCATACCCTAGCTTTTTGGCCTCTTTATTTCCTCTTACAACAGCATCCAACGCAATCGCAAGCTGGTTATCTGCCACGATAGGACTGGCGTTATATTCAGGTTGTTTTTCCATGGGCATTAATACTACGGCATCTTTCTCGGAATAAGCAGAAGCCCCCCATCTGGGTGCTAACTCGTCCTGGGTGACAGCAAGTGCCTTGTCATCACCGAAAAGCTCATAGTTTTTATAAAGAGAGGCTATAGCAACACCTTTTGCTGTATCACTGACACCCGGCTTGTATTTTTTACCGAATATTTCTTTAAAGGCATTGTTGCGCTTTTTCTCGCCGTTCTTGCCATTATAGGTGTCTTGGAATAAGCGCCTGCGCACCTCTAATTCTGGTGCTTTTGGATCTAAAACAAGGGCTCTGTTTCTTTCAAGTGCATCTGCCATCGCGCCTAACGAAGATGCGCCATACTCAATGTCAAAATTAGCGCCAGCCGCAATTTGTTTTTCTTGTGTGCCCAACGAATCAATAGCATAGGGGGCTAATTTTTTAAGTTCTCGGTAAGCACCTAAAGCCTCAATGCCTATTTCAGGAGAGCCCATTGTAAGCGCATGGTTCATACGATTAGTAAAATGGGGTACATCCGTGTGCATTTGCTTTGCAACAATCGTCCCCATATCTAACAAGGAAGGCTCGTAATCTTCTAGCCCTTCATTTTGACGCATCATGTCTCTTGCATTGTCTACTTTCTGGTCAAACAATTCATTGATGGTTTTCTTGCTGAAGTCGTTTATGCTACCATCATCACGCCTTATGGCTTCTTCTGCACGAGCGTACTCTGTAGCCTTGTTACCAGAAGAGGCCAGCGTGCGCTGTAAATGATTCTCAAGCCTAAGATAATCTAATGTGCTCATATCCACAGCAGTAGCACGTGCTCTTAAATCGTCTATATTAGTAATAGCACCCGTATCAATGCTGTTTTTTGTTTCTTGAAAGAATTCTGCGTCGAGCTCCGAACGCTGTGCATTCATCCTGTTTTTTTGTTCGCGTAGCTTTCCACCGACTTCTAAATACTCAGTATTGGTCATCCCCTCTGGTTTTTTCTTAGCAAAGGAGCTTAAAAACTCAGCGCCTTTTCCCTCTTGTTCAGCCCGTATAAACTGGCCCACATACATCGCAGTAGTTGCGCCTTGTTCAATAGCGCGCGCCTCTAGCTTAAGTTGCGCATCAGAGACGCCCAGCTCACGTAGTGAGAATATCTGGTCATTAATCGACTGCTTGGTAAGAGATGCTAACTCATAATTTCCCTCACCAACCTGTTCCGCATAAAGCCCTTTGTTCTCTTCTAAGGCACCAATTAGTGCATTTTTATTATCAGTAATGGTTTTCTTTCTAACCGCACTTAATAAATCGGTATAGTGGGTTTCAGCCTGAAACAGTAAAGTCTGCTCCACTTCTTTTTGATATTGTTTAGGGGTTTGCTCTAGCACACTGCCTATAGACGCATCCACGCGCTCCTGGAACAAAGGCAGACTGTTTGTTGACAGGTTTGGGTCTTCTACCACGTCATTGTAAAGGCGCTGCTGATGTATTGCGCCCGTAGTTAGGGCCATAGACTTTTCGGTCTTTAACCTATCAACCTCATACTTTACCAGCTCACCAGTGGCATTCTGGATAGACACGCCCAGTGCACTCAGCCCTTGGGCAATCTCTCCGCCGGGCGGGGCGCTTGGTTGTGCAATCTTTCTTGGATCTACTTTAAGTTGCGCCATATCTATCCCTGAAAGAGCCCCATACTGGCAGCTTGCGACATTGCGCTAGAAGCAGCATTAAGGTTGCTTGCAAACTGATTAAGCCGTGCCTGCGCCTTTTTGCGTTGGGCCGTTAGCTGTACAAAACTGCCCTGTGTTTTTAATGCCTGCATGTCACTGGTGAAATTAGCTTGTGTAGCGCTAGCCACCTGACGGAACCCTGTCACGCCGCCAACACCTCTAGCAGATTCTACTGACTGTAATGCCAGTGATTCTTTTAGTTGTTTAGTGCGTTCAAGCATCATTTCAGACACCTGTAAGGCAGACTGCTCTCGCTCTACTCTTATATCTAATTCTGCTGACTTCCTGATAAGCCTATTCGTATAAACACTTGCCGCCAAGGAGGCGCCAACAAAAGATTGTGCTGTAGATTGGTCCATTATCCCACCTCTAATCTATAACCAATACCCAACACCGTCATGGGTGCAGGATACGATTGTGAAATCTCTAATTCTGCCCTTGGATCCCAACCTAGATAAGGGCTTACTTCATAATACCCAGTTTGGGATTCTGGTATAGGCGTAGTAAGTACATTTTCTGTACCTGATATCACGATATCTTGCCCCATCACTGTCACACCCAGAGATTGATAGAAATCAACATAGGCACTTTTAATTTTCTTAGGCTCATAAACATTATACCCTTCTGGGGACAGCGTTACAGCCGGCATGGGAACGATTACGGGGGTATAATCAATCCCCACAACCACCGCTGCACTCACTGTTGAAATCGTTATCTCACCCGAACTGTCTACTAAATAAGTCCCTAATGGGAACTCGTCAGCATAAACATAGACTCGCTGACCTACCAAGTGCGTAAGGCCCGTTATTAGCCCATTGACACTAGATGTGGTCGTCACAACAGAGTCCATGAGCAACCCAAAGTCTAAAGCTTCCAAGTAAATCCTATCAGCCAGATTAATAGTAAGTGTATCCTCTATTGGGGCTGTCGACAAAGTGTCGACGGTTCTTTGTAATCTAATCCAGTAATACTTTTTGGTGCCATTAAAAATTATCTGTGGCGTCCAGTTGCTTAAATTCGTAATAGTCCACTCAATATTACCATTACCAGTAAACCCAGTTGTACCATCAGAGTCAGGCACAAAGGTAATCCAGTCTCCTTCGTTGTTGAGATAGGAGAAGACTAGTTCAATGTCGGCAGACGCATTAGTATCTAAGGTCACCGTCATCTTTCCAAACTCTATTGCGGCTCCCATAACAAGATAATCGCCATCAGTAGCAAAAAGAGTAACGTCAGTGCTAGCACTATTGAGAGCCACTGTAACATCTGCCGTCCTATAGAAATCATCATTGGCCGTGTAGGCCGAATCCACCGTACCACCTATTGTGCTCCCTGTATTGACGCGCCGCTTAACCAACGCATTGGCTTCGTTCCCTGTCGACGCTACATCTATAAAATCACCCATTGTCTCCGACAGCGTCCATGCTTTGATATTTTCTTCTAATAAAACCTGGAACACAGCCAAAGTCCCATCATCATTCACTACTAGGTAATAGTATCCATCATTATTTCTGGGATTAAAGACAGCTGTCTTCCTAGGGGTGCTTAATAAGTGGGCAGAAAGAGCGCTAGCATTAGTAATGGTATAACCGGAATCTGGCAACTCATACGTCATACTACTAATTGAGCGCCCATCTTGCCCGACATACAATATTTGATTGTTAATTACGTTAGCATCGACACGCTCGGCGCCCCCATGCATCTGTGAATTCATAAATATATTCTGTGCCGTCGTAGCTTGCTCTAATAGAATACTAGTTGCACTAGGGCCTTGGTACCCGATAGCGACTAAAGACTTAGTGCCAATAATGTCTTGAATAGTATCATTGCCGCCAACCCCAGCGTTAAAACTATAACCTGCTGTTGCATCTGTTTCCCCATCATCAAAATTATAATAATCGTTCACTACAGAACCAGACCCACGATAGGGTAGGGTGGGACTATTCCCAAGGATAAGGCGACCTTGATAGAATGCTCCGTGTGCAGGCCAACCACGTACGGGGCCAGTTGGAGAGCCACCCCCAGCTCCCCAGATAGGCTCTACCAGTAAAGACTCATCCCCTCTGATGGCGCTGGTCGCTGCAAAATCTTCCAAAGTATATCCACTCGCACTTGTGGCACTCGCTACCGCTGTAATACGCAGTACACCTGAGTTCCCAAAATAAAGGCCGCCCACATGATTGGCTGTATAAATATTACCGCTAGCTGTTAAGGTCACCGCGCCGGTTGTGGCGCTCGGGGTGAATGTAAAGGATGAGCCAGTGTAAGTCACTCCATCAATGGATGAGAAATCAAACGTAGGATAGAACTGCAAGGTGATAGCGCTAATGGCCCACGTGGTACTATTTGTACGTACGAGCTGCTGAAACGGCACATCATTATGCAAAAAAATAACTCTGTCTGACGCTTCTACCCATCTAATGTCTCTCACCATTGTAGTGTTATAAGTAGAGCCGCCCGCAGCGACAGTGTCTACCAAAACATTATCTAGATAAATATCAAAAGAAACAGTCGCAGTCGTATCGGGTCTGATTACAATAAAGTAGGTTTCATCTGGGCTGAAGTTATAAGTAAGAAGTGCAACTTGTTCAATATCTGTTACAGGCGCATTGGCGCTAGTACGATCTACGACTGTATCTACAAAAGAACCCCCAAACCTCCGGCTAACCGCGCCTTGTGGCGTTACAACGACATTTCTGAGTTTTCTAGCGCCAGCAGAGTACTGCTCAAAGTCAACTTGCGCTAAAAACCTAGGATCTAATTCACCGGCAGTAAACCGGTTTTGAAGTAAACTAACCCCCAACGTTATTACCTCCCAGCCAACTGCTGGAAGGACGCGCACTTATCCAAGAGCCAGTACGCAAAGGAGTATTAGGTCTGCCCTGGCTATTAACAACCATGGCTTGAATTTTGGCCTCTTCTTTCTTGAGGCGTATTTGCTTGGTAACAGTGTCAGACTCAGTGACCGCAGCTGCCAGGGTTTCAGCAAGCAAATAAACTAAATAGTTTAAATAGACAGGGGGCATGTTCCCCAGATCAACTGGTGCCCGATATTCTATTTTCATTGTCTGATCGGTAGCCGTATAAATGCGATTGCCAAATATTTCATAAGGCAACATTGGCCACAGACGCCAGACAGCTAGACAGTCAGCTGGAAGTTCATAGGCATATCGATAATTAGCGAAGTCAGGATCAAAATTAGTCACTTGAGACAGTGTTGCAATGCTAGTCGCAAAGCGCCAATTAGGACTAGAAAGGTCTGCCTGGAGAACCTGATCTAAGAGGGCCTCAGCAGCAACCGCTATAGGCCCCCCGCCTTCAATACTAGTAATTCTATATTTTCCTAGCAGGATAATCGCATTAGATATTACACTAACTCTGTTGTAGGGAACACCCATACGACTTCTCCATGTCTTAGTAAGTTTCTTCTATTCTAAATCATTTACTAGTATATTTTCCAGTCCAAACAACATGGAAGCCTCAAGAGTTTGATCTTTAAACCAACTAAGGTGGATTTTATCATCAATTTGTAAAGATACCTCGGCTTGCAATAAGTCATCTAGCGCATTTCTAAACCCTGCTTGGTCATTTGAAAACTGTTCGGACAGCTCTTTTCTCTTTTGATTAAAAACTTCAAGCTCAGGTCTCATTTTTGCTGCCATCAAGCTCATTTGGTAAGCATGCTTGATATTAACTTTTAATGAGGACAACCCACCGATGCCCTTTTCCATGTTTATTAATTCAATTAACTTCATATTTTACCTCTAAATAGTTAAACACCGTTCGTTCGTATAATCTTAATTGCATCAGTATGGATCGCGCTCTCCAGCCTTTTTATTACCTCCAGTAGCATGTCATCACTACCACTCGAATAATCACGATTCTGTATCTCAGCCTTAAGAACATCAAGAATGTACTCAAGGTCTCTAAGGGTAAGCGGCCCGTCACTCATCATAGCCCAACATGCTTATACTTCTCCTTTTCGCTGTTGTAAGTGTAGATAGGGCATTATCTACCATTATGGATAACTATGCACGACATCCCCTAAGTTGGCGTACCATAATACGGCATCCATTGTATTGTGTTATTTATCTCTATCCTAACAAAACCAGCCAAGGTAGCGGTTGTTAATGTAGAAATACTACTTAAAGCATTAGATGAGGCTTGACCAATGTAATTAATAAATGTCTCGTTTGCATCGCCTTGGTCTAATCCTAGAACAGGTATTGCACCAGTAGAGCTTGACTGATCTATGGTTAATTGATTATTAACAACAGAGGTGGTTCCTACGGCAGCTTTTCCGCTTGCTATAAGGTCAACATCAACTGTTAGGTCATTAACTATTGTAACATCACCACCTGTTTCAATAACCAGATGTGCATTGGTATTTAGGTCTGCGCTTGAGGCTATCTTGAACGAATCCGAATCACTATTGTCAATTCCAACAACCCATCTTTGGACACCATCTATTACAAGTTGTACGAGAGCATCACCAGTACCAGCTTGGGTTATATTAAGTCCTGCCGTAGAGGTTGTTGAAGTTGTATTCTCATATATATGGAGGGGTGATATCGGGGATTCTAGGCCAACTCCAAAGAAGCCGCTCTCATCAAAACAACCAGCAAATACCATTGTATCAGACGCGCCGCCATTGTCAGGAGATACAAAGAAATCTAACGACATTCCAGAGGTGGTATCTGACCCATATATTTGAGTAGCCCTACCGACTATAGAAGCAAGATATTTAGGGTCTTCTGTAGTAAAGGCTGTATCAGTTGAGCCAAATACTACAGCAGGAGTGTACTTGCTGGTGGTGCTCATTCCACCAGAAGTCAGTAGCAACCCGTTATTGGCATTAGTATTAGTTGAATAGCCTATGGCGGTATTTTCTATGTGTGCCGTCGTGTCGAGTACTGTTGTAAGACTATTGAAGGTAGCAGTGCTATTAAATGTTGCCGCGTCGTTAAATGTAGCAATATCTGTAACAACCACATTACCGTTGAACAAGAAGTCATCGGCATAAACATCGAATCGCGCTAGTTGACCAGACCCAGTGTCAGTCCTAGAAAATCGTATCTCAGCCGTTGTATCTCCAGTGTTTTGTCCTGCTTGAATAAAGGTAATACCAGCAGATATAGCAAACTTAACTAAATCAACCCCATTCCCAATTATCAGCGGAGTTGTAATGCGATCTGTAACAGTTAAGGCGCCAGTAACAGTGGCATTAGCCCCAAAGGTAAAATCTTGCGTCATGTCGTCAATAGCTAAATTCTTCCATGCCGTAGACCAACTTGCGTCGTCGAGTGGGTCGTTCCTGGTGGCTATACCACTAATTCCGTAGGCCATTTGGGTGCACACGCCGCCAGAAGAGTCACCCCACTGCGCTAGCGTCATCAGACCACAATACGTACCGCCTACAGGAGGAGACTCTATTGCGGTGCGTTGCTTAAAGTCCCAACGAACCAGCTTATCATAAGCATCAGGGGCGGAATTTACAGATCTTGTGTCTTCTACATGTATGCCCAGGAAATCCGTATCAAAATGAACCTTGCCGCCAAAGTAAGCTTCTTGGGCGCTATCAAATGCTAAACAACTAGCGGAACTAAGATCACTGGCGTTTGTTATTTTAAATCTATCATCCGTATCATCAATCCCCATAGCATAGTCTATGGCTGCACTATCAAATAAAATGGCACAATCGCCCGTACTGTCTTGCTCTATTTTTAACTGGAAGGAAGATGTGTCATTAGCATAAATATGAAGTAGAGAAGAGGGGGTTTCCGTACCAATTCCCCATCTACTATTTTGGTCAATTGTACCAGCGAACACCATAGTATCAGACGCTCCCCCAGCATTAGGTGAGGTAAAGAAGTTTATAGCCATGCCAGAGTCGGTATCTACCGCGTATGTTTCAGTTGCTCTACCAACTACAGACGCAAGGTATTTAGGAGTTTCTGTGCTGAACGCTGGATCAGTTGAGGCAAAGAAAAGTGCTGGGGTGTATTTTAATGTGGCAGTCATCGCGCCACCGCTTAGAAGCAGCCCTTTGTTAGCATTTGTATTTGTCGAGTAACCAGGATCAGAAGTGTTGAGAGCAATTGTGCTGGATGTGGTTAGTGTAGTGGCAGATGCAACGCCTAACGTCGGAGTTGTAAAACTAGGGCTAACAGTTGTTGCTAGCTCAGTGCCTGTACCGCTTAGAGTATAATACAGTGCTGCTCCTGCACCATTGAATCCAGCTATATTACTGGCTGTTCCAGTATGAGCAGAGCTTGTCCATGCCAGATTACTTAAGGCTGTATGGTCAGCAGCAGCTACGGCTGCATCGGCATAATCACATGTAGCAACTTCTGTGCCACCAGCACCAGGGCTTTGTGTGGTAGCCGTACTGGAATTTAACTCTGCATTATCAATATCTACTGCCATTATACTCTCTCCCCCCAGGTTATACTTATGTTCGCACCCGCGCAAGTTACCGAAGCCTGGGCGTCCGCAACAGTTACAGAGCTACTTGCGTTATTGGTCAGGACCTGACCAATATCAAGAGGCACTGTATTATAAGGAAATCTAATTTGTACTTGGGGGGTAGGTTCTACAGAAGCCACTTGACCAAAAGCTGAAAGAGGTGAGTTTATTGCAATGGAATTAAATACTGTCATTTTAGAAGTACCTCCAAGTAGAGCCATTAAATATTACAGACAAAGCTTCCCCTGCACTCAAAAGCTGAGAGGCTTCCCCGCTGATTAACTGTGCCGAGGCAACCGTAAGCGAGCCAGAAGAAGAGTTCATTATTATCTGCTCTGTTACTACCGAGGCTGTTATAAGGGTTACAGTCTTTCCTACAGCAGTCATTTCAACGAATCTATCACCAGCAATTGTTGTGTAGTCATTGGATACAGTTATATACGCCTGCGCCTGCGGGCTTCCCAGTGTAGCCATTATTGTGCCAGTTGTAGAGGCTGTAAATGTGATAGTAGCGGAATTGACACTGTTGTTTGTAATGGAGAGGGGAATAACCACAGCCCCTGTATTGTCTATCACCTGTATAACAGGGTATGTTCCAAAATTATGTGTAACAATAATAGAAGTCTGAGAAACAAAAGCCTGAGATATGTATGAGCTAACTACACCTGCGGGGGTGGCCCAGTTACCTTCGCCATTCTGGTATTGAGTGGCCACACCTGACAACTTAGATAAAAACCCATGCTTGCTTGTTGTAGCGTTGTTTGTGGTTATATCGGTGAAAGTAATTACTGAATCAGCTACAGTTCCCCAAGAAGAGTCTACGCCATCTGTAGTAAGAAATTCACCACTATTTCCGGTTTGACTTGGCAAAAAAGCATTAAGCGCTGCATTAGCAGTGGTCTGTCCACTGCCGCCGTAAGCAATACCCACCACACTTCCGTTCCAAGTGCCTGTAGTAATAGTTCCCAGGGTGGTTATAGAACTCTGACCTACGTAAGTGCTTGCAATGTCAACAATAGGATTTGTAGTGCCATTTGTGATCTCAATCCTATTGACTGTTCCAGTAGTGGTTTGGTCTCCGGTGTTGGTGCCTGTTGTGTTCTGTACCACTGTATATTTTGCGAGGGTAAGGTGGTAATACTCATCGTCTGTACCTCCTTGAAGCCCATTGAGTTCGTTATGATCGGGAATTGTGCCTACCTGATCACTTCCACCACCACCTGTGACGCCTCCCAATGTGCCTTCCAGCGCGCCCGAGAATCTACTTTGCAGCCAGGTACCCTCTAGCAGAGGAACACTTGGAGAACCCTGAGAGTCAACGACCATGGCTTGCGCACGTGCGGACGTTTTCTTGGAAGCTATCTGCGCAGCCACCACATCAGATTCAGTTACAGCGGGCGCTAATGTGTCTGCCAGAAGATAAACAAAGTAATTGAGATAAGAGGGGGGTAGCTCACCGATGGGAACTGGTGCTCGATATTCTAAGGAGAGTGTTTGGTTAGCTGGACTAAAGAGATATTCGCCGTAAATCTCAAACGGATAAAGAGGCCAGAGGCGCCAGACTGCCAAGCAATCCGCAGGTAGTTTGTAGGCATACCGATAAGAAGTGACTTGAATGGGCGCATCGGTGGCCAACGATAAGGATGCTGTTTTAGTTGCAAACCGCCAATTAGGGCTAGACAGATCGTCTTCTAGTAACTGATCTAAGAGCTGATCGGCAGTGATAGCGATATCACCACCGGCAGCAATGCTTTCAATGCGTGGCTTACCAAGAACAAGGAGAGCATTAGATATTACACTAACTCTGTTGTAGGGAACACCCAACACTCACCTCATTCAGCCAACGGATTTTATAAGCCGGCAACTACTGTTTGGTACCACAGGTGAACAGTTACAACACTGTCCCCAGTCGCAAAGGCACCTGTTAGGTTAGACATATACAAGCCTGTGTTTACCTTAGCTGATGCCGCACCAGACGCAGACGCCCCCGCCAGCCCAACAGTAGAATCAGCGCTATAGCCGTTCAGTGTTGCGGCAGCCAAAGCAGCAGAAGCCAATACACCGGCCCCATTTGCTGTGGTGTCATACTGAATAGCAAGCGCCCCACCCCCAGTAAACTGAGCAGCACCATAGTCAACCACTAGCTCGGCATGTACGACTCGATGTAACGTGTCAGCACCACCTGCCGCCAAAAGAACAACTGGCGTAGCATACATAGCGATGATATTAGCAGCTGATAAGTTTACTGCCACATATTGAATGGTATCTTCATTCAGTTTTGCAGTAGTAACAGCGTCATCAGCGAGCTGTGTCGTATCTACCCCACCTGCCCCAATCGTAGCAAAGCCAGTGATGGTTACCGTAGTAGAAGATGCTGCACTGACTAGATATAGGCCGGTAGCCGATCCATCTTCCATGATAAGAAACATTAAGTCATTTACACTTAATCTTTCATAGATGGAAAGAAAATAGTCAGCCGCCTCTACTGTTGCTTCGGTGTCTGACAGTGAATTATACATCCAAACATTAACGACTGCATCTGCATCAGAGGCATAGCCATCAACTTTTGAGAAGTTATTTGGTACAAAAGCCATTTTTATTCTCCTTATGCAGCTTCATCGATATCGATTTTAACGATACCAGTGTTATCGATTGCGACACTACCTGCTTTAATACGGGCATTGATTAGCCAGCATTCATACAGACCTTGCCATTGCATATCTACTTTTTGCAGATCGCTATAGCTATAACCCAGTGCTTCTTCATTCCACATGAAACAAGTACGGGTATCCCCAGTTATGGGTAGACCGCCTTCTAGCATAGTTGGAATTAGCGTAAAGGTGACGTTTTGAACAGTACGACCATCCAGACCAGAGCCAGCAAACGGCTTGTAGTCTACATAGAACATGTTAGTGAACTGCTCAACAGCCAGTAGATCTTGTTGGCCAGCCGCACTGATTGCACAATGAATTCGACCACGACCCGCTGCATTTTCTGCAAGGAGCTTAATAGCTTCTTCAAACTTAGTAAAGGTAAAGCCCGTGCCGCCTTCAGCAATTGTATTAGTGGTAGTGGACGCATCTAATGCATCAATCTTCATTTGATCTGAGCGACGCTTAACAGCTTTGACAATCCCTTGTGCAATTTCTCGTGC